GCCCCATTGGTATTGATAATCGATGAGAAAGTTAGCACATTTATCAGCGTTATCTGCTGCCCAATAGGTATTATAGTTAGAAGATCCAGAAATGATCATCGGGTTACTCTTTCGTTATATGGTCTTACAACATATGAAATAGCCTGAATTCCTAAAGGCTCCCCGGCTTTACGATGCTGAAATTCAGCCTGAATAAATGTAGTCCGGGCCTGAAATGCTGGGACGAGAATTCGCATCACGCCAGCGGGGCCCGTTCCGATCGATAGGTTGATTCCATTTCCTTCTCCCCAATTGAAAAATCCCCAAGGTTCACTACCCCAACCCTGGTTCGTATTCAAAGGTGAAGTCCATGTAATTTCGCCAGAACCGCCTAAGGCATAGCCAGTAAAAGCCATGATTGCCTTGGTCATGTTGTTATTGCGAAAGTGCATCATGAATTGCGAGAAAAGCTTCATCTTGCTTAATTCGCCGCCGTGGAAAGGACTAAACTTAATACGATGATAAAAAGCGGTATAAATGATCTCATTATTACCTTGTGCAAGGTTATTTTGAGAATTTAAAACCACATTATAAGTATTTCCAGAAACTAATACTGGCTCTTCATCAATCCAAGTAACGACGTTATCTTTAACGATCATATCGCCTTCTTTTGGAAGGCCGCCAGATACTGTAATTGTTGCATCAGTACCACTAATCGCATCAATACTTACATCATAGTTTTGATCAGAATAATCGATCGCCGTTTGTTCTTTTCTTTCCCGGCTAATAGTATTGTCCATTGTGATGCAATACATGCGATCTTCCGGTCCAATAATTGCCTGAACAAACAAAATATCCCAACTAGTCCACTCATTGGTTAGGATATTAAAGCACCAATTGACCGTCGTTGTATCTTCGTTCGGCAGGACAGTGCTGAGGAGATAAAGGCGTTCGGTTTCATATCCACATCCAGCCGTTTGCGAGCTTAGATTCGTTTTTCCTAAAATTGGCTGAATCTCATCTTCAATTTTTTCTCGCGAAATAATTTGAACGCTAGATTCTGAAACAAGACAAACACCTTGGTTAGATAAGAACGCTACCTGGTTGTTTAAAACCGAAAGGCTATTATCAGCAACGCAAAATACCGTGTTATCCAGAATAATAATCGAGAAGTTGTTGATGTTATCGCCAGTCATGCGATAAACGCCGTCTTCTTTAACGATAATTACGCTGTCTCTTAATGCCCGAATACGCAAGATCTCAAAGTTCTTTGATCCTGCTGGCAAAAAGTTTACGAGGGGGACTGCTTCAGGTTCTCCCAACTTACTAAGGAAAAGATAGTTAGGAAGGTGGTCGTTTTTAGAAAAAACCTGAGTTCCGGAGTTGAAAGAATCGGGTAAACTTGGAGAAAAAGCACTACCAGCGGTGAGAGAACTTGCTCTAACATAAATAGTACCTGTAAATCCTTTTGCTTGAAATCTCATCTGGCCTGGAATGCCATTGATCGTGCTGATATATTCACCATAAATCAGCGAGCCACTATCTCGGTTAATTGCCCGAATTAAATAGGTTGCAGTATCTGTTAACCTTACAGCAGCCGATGAAGATTGGGATATTTGAAATATTGGATAAGTTCCGTCGGTCACGCCTTCAAAACTTAGGCTTGTTTCTCCATTATATGCAATCGCAGCGCCGCCAGAAGTTAAAGAAATCTTAAAGGTATTAGTCGCAGAAGAAACTACATAATAAGTACCAGTTGTTAATGTCCCACCAACCACATTTGAGATAAAAACCGTGTCATTGTTTGAAAGTCCATGAGAATTATAAGTGATGAGAAGGCCGCTTGAACTAGAACAAGTACCAGTAACGGTACTATTTGCCACTCCCGTCCTTCCCACATATCTTCTTGTCGTCGCATCGACTTTAATCTCAATATAATCGCCTGAATTTAACTGTGTCGGATCTACCACATCTAAATTTAACAGGTGACGTGTCGTACAATTGGCATAAATCGCATAATTTTGAAAATATGCGACATCTTTGCACATTGGAGGACGAAAATTAGCCTGAGCTTCACCTTCCCCCGAGTTCTCGTTCGTGTAAAGCTGTGCCCCAAGCAATAGATCATCAACAGTGTCATCAAAAAAAGCTACATGATTAGAAATTTCATCAGCCGTAAGCTGATTTTCCGTTACAAGTTGGAAATCAGAGAATATTCCTACTGAAATTTGTTGTTGAGAGCTGCGATATACTCGATAAAACCATGGAAAAGCGGTTGTAATCTCAGATGGAATCGAAAATTCAAGCCTAACTGCCATAGCATAGGCATAATCAAGAGTTCCGCTACCAGGACTTCCGGTATTTTCTGAATAAGTAAAGCTATTCGTACCAGTGACAGTGACTTGGAATGTTCCATTGGCGTCTGTATCAGTTGCATTAGAAACAATGATATAATCGCCAGTTTGCAACCCATGAGCTGATGAACTTACTGTTATTGTCCAAGGCCCCGCGCCGCTTGAAGTATAAGAACTTCCAGTTACTTCCGTATTATTTATTTCACTAATCTGAGAAGGAGCGCCGAGGATTTCATTGTCATTATCATCGGTGTAACCGAAGAGGACGCGATACCCAACCGTATTACCGCCAGTAAACCAACCTGCAGTCGTTGCAAATGCAAAACTAGTTTCAAGATCAAGCCCAGGAGGAGCGCCAGCTTTTGCTAATGCGGAATTATAAGCGGTAAGCTTAAGCATCCCTTCATCAGTCGTAAAATAGAAATTTGAATTGGCTTGAAGCGATCTTGATGTACCGCTTACCGTGAAACTTTCTCCAGAAATTGTTCCTTCGGCGCCGGTAATATTGGGAGAAGATCCAGTATCTGTATAATAACGAATCTTATCAGTATAAACTGCAAGCAAAATATTTTGGTAAGTGAATAAGTTATTAAGAGTACCTGTAACCGGGTTAAAATACTCATAATAGCCACGGCGCGAAGTCAAAGTCTTATCGTTTTTGACGACGATATTTTCGGCCTCTTCTAATGCTCCATCTGGAACATCAAATGTGTTTGGCTGAAGATAAAGCCCATGCATAGTTCTAATTTCGGGAACGGCATTGGTCATGAGGTGACAACTCCTCCGCCATATAGGCCATACCAGTATCTTCTGCCGCGCGATAAACTATATCGATTCAAGATTACTTGTGGCTGACCATCGGTTCGAGGTTCAACCATCTTAAGTAATGATTTTTCCATATCATCGATTGAATTATCAAATGTTCTGGAACCATCAATATCACCAATGCTACGCAAAAGAAGACGGGATGTTTTGTCTTCAATTAACGGCTGAGCCTCATCGGGAATCATGTTGATAACGGGCGATGTCTGCTGAAGACTAATGTAATCTCCAGCGCTAAGTTCAGTTGGAACATCACCTGTCGCAAATGAAATTGTAGACCCAGAAATATTTGTAATTGTTTTATCAAAGGAATAGATATCGCATCCTTCTTTTCCTTGAATAAAATCAACTAAAGAACCAACCGAAAGATTGCTTGGCACCTGATTTACAGTAACATCATTGCCAGCAACGCTTACTACTGTTGCAGAATCATCCAAAAAGCATGGTTTATTTGGCTTTAATTTGTACCAGCATTGAAGGGCAGGCGAACCATTGATTTGATCGGGAACGTCTGGTACGACAACGATGGAATCGCCTTTAAAATAAAAGGCCGCGAAGTTTTTATATCCAACCTGATAAAATTGAAGATCATTGATATTGATCAAAATCATATTTTGGAAGCGCGGAGAAGTATCATTTGGATCATAATATTTTAGATCACGTATTTGGCGGCCCATGGCGCGATATGGGATTCGGTAGGAATTTTGAGAAGCAACAATTGGAATATCAATTGTACGCACAAAAAATTCCTGATTGGTCGAGTCGATGAGGCCAACTAGATCAAGCTGAATAATGCTGTTTAAAAAAGATAAAAGCTGATCATCATTAATCGTGATTTGATTTGTCACAAAAAGAGATCTAGCTTTTATTCCGCTAATGACTTCATCGACAATCATCGCCATGACGATTACCTCATGTATTTTTTCTTACGACCACGAGATTTTTCTACTTCAATTTCAGCCGCCATAGGTTTACCCATTGGCTTTTTCGCTTCTACCATCATTGTTACATTTGAACCAATCTTTGGTAGATGGCGATCATTAAGAAACTTTTTAAAATCGGATGCAATCGGATGCTCTTCCTCTCCTGATTCTTCTTCTTGATGTTGTTCTTCTGGAGATTCAGCCATTTCATCTTCCATGGTCTCGTCTTCTTCAGGGACCATTCCATTTGCTGGATGGGAACTCTTCATTGCGTCCATTGCTGCTGCAGTCTCTTCAGGGTCTTTGCCGAGTTCGAGCTTGCGCATATAGTCAATAAGGCCTTTTAAGACATTGATTTTAGCTTCTGCAGGATCTTGCATCATGATCCAATTCCTTATTAAGTAGGAGCGTTATAAGTCATTTGAATTGCGAAATCGCAGTTTGTACTAGCATCTGCAACAGTAAGTGTTACGACACCTGTCGTGGTAGCTCCAGATGTCTTATACAAAGCTACTGTCGATCCATTAGGACTGATCAAACCGCCAAGCATAAACATCGTGGTAGTCCATCCTGTCCAATAAGTGACAGTAACAGGACCAAAAGTATTTGAAACGTTTTCAGAAGTGAAAGGTAAGCTTAAGCTTAAATTTCCGGCAGTAAGTCCTGTTTTATTAAATGAAACATAAGCGCGAGCAGTAACTACTTTTCCTATTTTTACATAAGATCCTTGCTGCGTATTATATGTCGGAGTTCCGCCCCCGCTTGATGTAATTGTTGGAGTCCATGTCCCTTCTTCATAATCATCAAGAACATTTGCGCCCGAAGAAGCATTTTGCGAAGCTGGAAATTGCACTTGGCCAAATATGAGATTCAAAACACCGGTATTTGTCCATGTTCCTACTAGAGTCATAGTATTTGGCGTAGAGCTCGAACCAGCAGCGGGGGCTGTATAAAAACCAATAATTCCAGAGCCGCCACTACCTGTACCATTACCCGCTTGAATCGATAGTTCGTTTCCATTGATGTTGGTACCAGTTTTAGTTGCACCGCGAATTGTTCCAGGACCTCCAGATCCTGTTCCATCATTGTTACCAGCAATTAAAGCGCCAGCTTCAACTGATAAAGTAGAAACAACTGCTTGGTTACCAAAGCTTGGATTAATTTTTGAACCATCAATTGCAGCCGAACTATTAATATCAGCGTTAACAATTGAATTGCTTAAATTTAATTTGGAATAAGCAATTGCCGCGGATGCGTTGATGTCAGCGTTCACGATAGTTCCATCAAGAATCATCGTGCTTGTTACAGTGCCAGTATCGCCTGATCCAATCAAAGTGCCAGTTGTCGTTGGCAAAGTAAATGTAGTGGAACCCGCAGTAGCTTGCGCTTTAAGCGTTGATGTTCCAGAAGAAGAACCAGCAAGAATCAATTTCCCGTCATTAAATGTTTTAGCGCCGGTAATTGTATCTGTTGACGCTAAAGTCATGACAGTTGAACTTCCGCTCGGGAAAGTAAAACTATTGGTATCAGTACCGCTAAAGGTCAATGTGTTATTGACTGTTAAAGTTTTACCATCGGCAATCGTCAGCGTAGAGCCGGTTGCAGGTGTCGTAATCGTAACTTTATTAATAGTAGTCGCTGTCGCTGCACCTAATATTGGCGTAACAAGCGTTGGCGACGTTGAAAATACTAAGTTAGTTGAAGTAGTACCCGTGGTACCAGTCGCAGAAGATAAATAACCAATTTGAGTAGATGTCGTGGTTGCCGCGCTAATTACTCCGCTTCCATCACTTACCAATGCGCGAGAAATTGTTAAACCAGCAAGTTTAGATAAAGTGATAGCTGCGCTACTGCTTATGCTTGCATCTACTATTTGGCCCCAAGATGGCAAACCGCCGTTTACTAATAGAACTGTATTGGTGGACCCGATTCCTAATCTAGCAGGAGTTGCAGGGCTTGCTGTGTTTGATGCATAGATAATATCCCCTGTCGTTGTTAGGGGATTTGCTGTCTTTGCATTAAGCTGAGTCTGAATCGATGAGGTAACACCATTCACATAGCCAATTTCAGTGGATGTTGTCGTTGTGGTTGAGATAAATCCGGAGGAATCTGTCACAACTGCGCGTGAAGCAGTCAAAGCAGCAAGCTTAGATGCTGCAATAGCTGCTGAAGCATTGATATCCGCGTCTACAATAACGCCAGTAGAGATTGCCGTAACGCCAGTATTGTCGATTGTGATATCGCCCGACATCGTTCTGGCTTGGGCAACGTTCGACGAATTACCGATAAGAATTTGATCATTAGGAAGAGCAATAGAAGCTGGAGCAAAAGAGCTGCTTGATTGAGAAAGGATCTTCCAATCATTGTCACTCGACTGGAATGCAAGCAATACTGACGAGCCATTTAAACTCAAAACCAGAGTTGTTTGACCGTTAATAGTTTCGCCGGCATTTGGCGTAATTGTAATGTTATTCGTTGAAGCATCGCCTGTACCATCGGAGATAATAAAATATTGTTTATTAACTCCGGCTGGAAGAGTAACCGCCACTGCTCCAGGTACAGCTAATTTTATTTGAACGGCGCAATCATTTGTCGACACCGTAACAGGCGTAGTAGTAGCAACTCTTAAAGCAAAACGCTGGAATGTTGTGGCCTGGGCACCATTGGCCAAAGCTACCAAAAAATCGGTAAGGGATGCCCAGTTTACATCCCCGGCCTGAGGAATCGAATAAGCTGTCGGCGTAACGTTCGTCGATCCTGTAGATGGCCAAGTCTTAGACGTGGACATTTTATCCCCTTAATGAAAAGGCCCCCACCCCACCGAGGTGAGCGTGAGAGCCTCGCATGTTTATCACCAATCAACTATTAAGACGCAGCTTCGTCGTTGATGTTGTAGTGATAGATGTTAAACGCCGGTGCATTACAGAAGATGTAAGTATCTGAGTAACTTCTGAATGCGTAACCTGCTTGATTTTCCAATGGGAAGATCAACTGGCCAGCATTTGGCATGCCTGGAATCGAGAAGCTGATTTGAGCAGAACCAGAAATCGACCAGCTTGGAAGATACATCGAGAACGCATCGCCTTCTTTCACGCAGCGGTGAGAGATAAAGGTCGAACGGCCGTTTTGCGACTTGAAGCTGATTGAATCGAATCCTTGTTCGAATTCCGATTTATAGCTGTCATCGAGCATGCGAAGACCAGATGCATTATTCGTAATCGTCGCCCAGCTTCTTGGGTTGAGGTAAGTAACTAGCTCACCATCCAAAGACGATACGTTGTACAAGTTAGCAACTGCTTTGTTATACTTTTCAAGCGTAAAGTTTGTGTTTAGATAGTTTTGCTTGTTTGCTTGCCACAAAGAATAGTTGCTTGTTGGGATTCCGAAAAGACTGCCGGTTGTCGACATGATCTTTTGAATACCAACAGTATCCTGTGCATTTTGCATACCGTCATAGCAAAGACGATAAGAACCTGCGCCTGTCGCAGCAGATGCCGCAACTGGAACGAAATCAACTTCAATAAATCCAAGATCATTGAATACGGAAACAAGTTTACCAGAAGCAACGATTGCACCGGTGCTATCTACCTGATGAACTTTTACGCCTTCCATTGAAACCCAGAATCCTGAAGCAAATTGACCTGGGGCGAAAAGGATATATTTAGAGCTGGTATTTACGCCGTTGGTGAAAGAATAAGTAGTGCCATCTGCACCGGTAAGTGTACCAGTACCATTTACCAAGCTTGCGCCGCGGTATGTTGCAGTAGCATAGCTAACATAACCAAGCAACGCCGCGGATTGACCATAAAGATAAATTACTTCACGGAAACGTGCGTGCGAGCGAAGATTGTTCTTCACCAAAAATTTGGTAGCATTATAGAAAGCTTGCTCAGAACCATTCGAACGTGATGCCATACTCCATGGGAGAACTGAAGGCAAAACCATTACGTATGGATTGACGGTTGCTTGTTTCACAACGCCAGCTACAGCTGGGTTAAGTTCGAAAAGCTCACCTGAAGAGCTCATCGTGATACCGACTTCATTGGTCAGTACTACGCCTTCAATGTATGCTTCCCCTGTGCGTTGCTTTTCGCTAAAAGGCAAAGCTTTTTGCAAAGGCTGCGTTTCTGGGAGAATATTGTCATTCAATTTACCATAGACGTTCTTAAATAATTCGAGAACGCTTGGGCCGGACACTTGTGCCATATTATATTACCCTTTCCAAGGCTACGCCTTATTTAGAAGTCCAATAGATGTTGATAGAAATGAAACCATCGGTCAAACCATCAAAGTCAGGGGTATTGCCGAAGTTTACTTTCAAGCCGATATCACCGTTTGCGCCGACAGCAATTTCAGAAACAGCAGAAGAATCAGTCAACGAGCTTGATCCGTACCAAGCGCGAGTTACTGCAGTCGAACCGCCAGTGCTTGAATAGCAAGTTGCAACAAATCCTTCGACTGAAGCAGCTTGGCCTACACCCAAATCGTCATTAAGGCTGTCATTGCCGTTCATTTTGATCAAAACGCCGAACATATCGTTACCCATCGACGTTGAATCGAACTGAGCAGCGGTAAATTCAGAGCTTGTGAGCAAGAAATCATCGATATTTGGTTGAGTCAAAGCATCAAAAAACGCATACACAGCGCTATTTGTAATAGGAAGAGGGGAAACAGTCTTTGCGCCGGTAATCTTCCATTGCAAAGTCATCATATGAGTCCTTCCGGAGAAGTCCTCATTCCACATATTCAAACCATAAGGAAACAGTGCCATTATTTAGCCCTCTTCTTCTTTTGGGGGTTGTAATAAGATTCTAATTCATCAAGCCCGAAAGCTTTTTTAGGCGATCTAATACCTGAAGGGATATCGTCAGAGACTTGAGGCTTTGCAAAAGGATTTGAACGCTTAGTTTCATAATCCCGAATCGCTTTACGGATTTCTTTAGGCAAAGACTCTACAAATTTATCCGGATCGCGCTGAAGTTGAAGCATCTGGAACTCAGAAAGTTCCTTTTGAATGTTGTCCCATTCATATTTAGATGCTTTGCGTACGTCTGGGTTCTGATTTGCTTGAAGCTGGGCAAGGTATTGTTCCGCAACGCGTCGAACCAATCTCGGTGATGGCTTATTTCCCAATCCCAGCTCATTTATCGCTGAAACAATGTCCTGCTGCACTTGCTGAAGAGCTTGAGTTTCAGCTTGCTTTTGCTTTTCAGCCGCAATTTGCTGTTTCCAAGCATCATAATCACGTTTTTCCTGCTCAAACTTCTTTTGCTGCTCTAAAAATGCTCTTTCTTCTGGACTTTTTGAGGCCCAGTTGACTCTATCGGTCAGAACTTTTTCGGCATATGCAAGAATTTGATCTTCAGGAACGATTTGTGCGAGTTGGTCAAGCTTGCCGCCTTGAAGAGCGGAGAGAAATTGCATTGCAGGATCAAGTTGAGAAGCCAAACGTTGAGCTTTTGCCATCTCGGCTTTGCTCATTTTGGCGTAATTAACTAATTCATCATAGTCGAGTTCTTGTGCGTTTCCATCGCCCCAGTCGATTTTATGCTTAGTGCCTTTAAAATTTGGAAGTTCAGGAGAGTTAGAGACGCCTTCGGCACTAGGAGCAGTGGCGCCTTGAGAATCTGCGGCAGGAGGAGCGACTTCGGACATTGGAAACCTTCGGCTATGTTGCTTTTCATACCGATTTAGGTCATTAAGAATCTTTAGATGTCATAATGTTCCATAAAATCAGTATGTTATGAGCCTAGCCGAAGAATATAAGGAGCTCAACAGAAATGTTGGTATTTGAGGGTGGCGATCCACCAAAATCTGCTTTAACGATCAGGTTTCCAGAACTGTTATATTGCCAACCGAACGCAGTCACTTGGTAATATGTTTGATCAATTACACGTCTAATCATGATTTGGGTCACGGTGTTTTTACTGGAAGGCAAAATGATTGTCTCAACCCCAGATTGCAGCGACGTCTGTTTAATTTCGCAAGCGAAGTTATCAAAGAAAGTAAGGCCATTCTTAAGATTGCGAATTGATACTTCGATAAAAGTAGAGAGATAACGCAATGCGTCTTGAAGCTGCTGTCCTGCTGGCGTGGCGAGGTATTTAGAAATCTCAAATAGTCGGGATATCGTTACTTTTGCCATTCTATTTTATTTTTCCATTCTATTTTATCTTGAAGTTTATCAAGAAAGATTCTTCCATCTTTTACCAAATTTTCTGCTCGATCTATAAGATTTTTGCATTCTATTACAAGTTCAACAGGAGCTTCATTTACTGGATAAGTTTCTTTGATTGCAGATAAAATTGAATACCAATATTGTTCAATATCTTCAATGCTTCTGCCGCCGAAATGCTCAAATCTATTCATTATGCAGTCCTGAATTTTCCAAAGGTTTTTAACTCCATTGCTTCTTTTACGCGATCATCAACAATGTGTTCTCTATCATACTGAGAGGAATTGTTTCCCAGCGCCTGGGTTCTAAATGCATACATCAGCGCCGCGCATCCATCCATGTGCCCAAGTTCAGAAGTACGCTCAAAATCTGTGCGCTGCTTATTAAACATCCCGCCGAGAATCGATGCTCGTAGAAATGTACAACGTTTATGCACGCGAACTTTATTTAGCGCAAACTTCGCTGCCATGGTATTAACCGCCGCAACCCAATCATTCTTCGGCGGGGTTGAGACCTCAAGGCCAAACATTGAATTGAGATCGACTTGAAGCTGGCCAGGTAAATCGGCCCAGAGATGGGTAAGATTGTACTTTTTGATCCAAACGCGGAGATCTTTGGCGATTCTATCCGTAGTAGTGTTCGGCTCATATACCAACTCGTCAACAAAGTAACTCATGTCAGTATTCGGCACATAGAAATGAATATAGCACACGGTCTTATCGCGAACTCCACCCCAATCAGCAACAAACTGAAGGCGGGGTTCAAACTGGCGCGGAACTTCAAAATCAAGAAAGCATTCCCTTTCATTGACCGTGGGAATGACCATAAGTGTTTTGCTACGGATAATCTGCGCCATGTATTCGCGCTTAAAATCATCCGAATCATAGCCGCCGCATCGTTCAGCTGCTTCTTGAATTTGGCCTGGCGTAATGCTTGGCGAATCATAAACCGTATAGCGGAATAAGGTCCCCAAAGCGTCACACTCAGGCATGATGAAATTGTGCAGAGGATGATTTGGATCTTCACTCGGCGATGTTACAAATATCTCATGGCCGCCTGAACGCAGAAGCTGGGCGCCTAAAACTCCCTTTCGGGCATAGTTGAAGTCGTCCCCCGAAACGAATCCGCATTCTTCATAGATAATGAGTTTTGCATTCCCTGATCGGTTACTGTCCACATGAGCACGTTCGAGCGGTCCGAGACGTAGAGAACTTCCGTTTGTGAAGTTCCATCGAAGTTGGGACTTGTGCTTTTCGATGAGTCCATTTGGGCAGTCGTGGAGGAGGGGGACGAAGTTGTCTTCAACGAGTTCGTAAGCTTTTGCTTTAGTTGGCGCAACGATTCGAACAATTGAGCCGGGATTTTTGAGTAAGAAACTTGTTGCGAAGGAGAGGACCCAATAGGATTTGCCGATTTGTCGACTGGAGAGTACGCAGACCTTTTTAGCTCTCGGATAAGCAGCGAGGACGGTATCATTAATACTTGCCTGGAGGGGGTCAAGCTTGAAAGAAAGCTCTCCGCGGCGCCAAAGATGGTGCCTGATTTGTAGGTCGGATATAAAAGCTGCTGAATTTCTCTGGTCGACCATGACATAATCCTATTCCTTTATGCGATGCATCTCCTACGGAACCATTCTAATAATCCAAAGATCTGAAGCAAGATGCGGGTTTTCAAAATATCCAAAAGGAACATGGAAATAGCCATCCATTCCCCAATTTTTACCCCATGAATTACGCACAATCCAACCATGCTTATCATAGCCAACTATCGCCACCGCATGACCGCCTACAGGTCTTTCATGAATTCTTGGAGCTCCAACAATTCCAGTACGGGCAACGCGCTGCGACATAAACGATTCGAAAACAATAAAACCTAGGACTATTGGATAACCCGAAGCAATAGCTTGTTTCATCTCGACATCTGTTTGGTTTACAACGCCATAGTCTTTAAGAGCAATGTTTTTCTTAAATGCCTCCGCATAAACTGCTGGCGATGGCTTAATTGAAAATTTCGTTTCATCATAAGGCCAATGAACTTCAGGAAGAAATCCAAATTCATCAATACTTTTCATACCGTCGCGGATTACAGCGCCAGAATCAGAAGAGACAGTGCCTTCCATCTCGCGCTCATTATAATAAATGAAAAGGCGAGATGGCGTGTAAGATTCTTCATTTTGTTTATGAAGATCAAATTCACAAGCAAATGCAATCGCGTTAGCAGTACAGCTTCCAAGTTCGCCCTGATCATAAACATCTGGACATTGAGATCTTAAATCAACCATGTCCGGCAAGGATTCTTTACTTACCAATTCAATGCGGTCGAGAGATGAGAAATGATAATCGCGATAATCTGGCAGCTGTCTTTTCCAACCGAACTTGCGTTTCATTCTGAGGCCTTTCTTTGGGGTGATCGTATAAAATCCTAAACCTAAATCATCCATCTCAATATCAACTTTGTCCAAATCAATTCGATCGATCCAGCTCATTTCGCCCAATCATATTGCTCAAATATTTATCTCCTGCTCTTTCTAGGAGCTTTCCTATATAAACATTACTATCTTGAATAGGGATTATTATATATTGCATCTTAGTTGGCCCAATAATGCCTATTTCATATCTCATATTATCTTTATAAACTATAATACCTAACCTAGGTACATTCCCGAGCAACTCTACTAAATCACCTTCCTCATAATTCATTCAATCCATCATTTCGCCCAATCGTATTGCTCAATATCTCGAACAATCTTCGCCAAAGCATGCTGATTACCTTGATGCATAATCGCCGGCATTTCCGTCTTTAAATACCAATTCGTATTCACCAATGGATCAACCGTAAAATAAGCATTGAGCGGCGCAAAATCGGTAATCCGAGTTTCTTTCATTACCGCCTTTTCAAAAGCTTGGCTAAGCTGCGCGCTGCGTGAACGATAAAGAATTTTGGTTCTATCTTTCATGCCATGAACATGAAGCCAGACATGGCCTGGAAATAGCCTACCCATCTCTTGCACTGCATAAGTTCCAAGATTTTGTTCAACAGGTTCATGGACAAAATCACCATTATTCGTGCGGTCGGTACCTACATGGCCGCGTTTATGGCCATTGCTAAAGAGAAACATTGCATCCGACTCGACCATCGCCTTTTTCGTATCGGCATAAGTTCCATCGGAATCATCATGAGGACCAATCAGAATTACTTTGCTGTGATTGGTCTCTTTCATCATCATGAACGGCCCGCTGTAATCTTTCACTCCTGGTTTCACATAGGCCAATAAAATTGATGTCTGTGCAGTTTTCGCACGGCACATTTGCAGGGATAGTGCACTTGATGACATCAACATCGAATTGATGTCTTTGTTCCGATAAGCATTTAATAGAGAACTCACAGAGGATTTCTCGGCCGCAGTTGGAGCATGGAATGAATTTGCTTGTTCTATCGCGCATCGATATACCGCCCATGCTGAAGTTTGATTTACTGCTTCCGGACATAATGGCATGCCATCAGGATCTTTTACATTTGGATCAATCTGCGGGCAATCGTTTGCCGCAAGAAGATTCATGCTGATTGCTAATGCTGCGATAAGTTTTTTCATTCATCTTTCTCCAGTTCTTTTAAGGCTTGTTGCAATTCACCATCATCGATACCGGCATCATCGCACCACTCAATATGCTTTTTAGAAGCTTTCGCCACGGCGATAAGTTTATCCATATAAGCATTTTTCCATCTTGCTACATCGATAACATTCATGCCTTGTTGTGGCGGATTTTTATGATAAGTTTGTTGCCTCTTTATGATTTCCCATTCCATCTCAATATCTTCAATTGTCATTATCGTTTCTCCAACTGCCCTCATACGCTCGTTTGTGAGTCAGTTAGGTACGAACAAACTTCTTATCTTCTTCAGTCACTATCTTTCTCCAAATTTTTAAGTCTGTCGGCAAGTTCAACGCTAATATTGTAATCCCAAGTTCCGGCAGCTTTGAACTCTTTTACGATTTTATCGGCTGTTTTGGCTATGGCTATAAATTTTGGGAATATTTCTTCTACGAATCCGCTTACAATTTCGTCATAACCATTTTCTTGGCCATATCGAATTAAATTTCCAAATTCTTTCTCAATCTCATCAATCGTCACTCGTCTTTCTCCAGTTCTTTTAAAGCTTCTTTTAATTCCGGCGCCAAATATCCGTCGCCAATATGATGTAAGCATTCACAATGCTCTTTAGCCGCTTTCGCCACGGCTATGAGTTTGTCGGCATGTTTATGAGCCCATTCCGATTCAGCACAATCACCTGGAGGATATCCACATGCGGAACTCCATTCCTTCTCAATCTCTTCAATCGTCATTCTTTGCCTATCAATTTTAAATATGTTTCATAAGTCATTTCCCAAATCTCAAGTGGATCTTTTTGAATTATCCGAAGAGTGTTGGGACCTGTTTTTTCAATCATAAATTCATCATCTTCGATTTTTTCCTCTGTCATATATCAGTGCCGCCTCTTCCATATGTCTGCATAAATTCTTCGCGATCTTTTTCTTTTTCCTTTGGCCCCCAACTGATGACTTCACCCATCATGCCACCAAAAGCTAATCGATTAAACTCCTGCTGAATTCTCTTTCTTTTCTCTTCAGCTTCTTCTTGTTTCACCATTGGGATTTCTTCTGGATCCAAAAGCTCTTCATCTTTTTCTTTAGGTTCAGCAAACAATGCCATGCAGAAAACACTAAGTTGATAGCAAATCTCTTTTACTGTCATTCAAACTCCTAAATCATCAAATGCGCACTATTTGCAAAAATACCGAATAAATCTGCTTCCTGTGCAATCGGTGGCCCTCCTGCATCCGAATCGCTATCTTCAAAATCCCATTCCCAATCTGCTTCTTCAGCAAAAGGAATAATAGGAATCCTTGGCTGTTCATTGCGAATGATTGGAACTTCAGGCGGCGCTTTTCTTTCCTGCATACAGCCACAAGATGCTAAGAACAGCAAAAACTGCGCCCACAAATCGCCAGTAGTCATCATAAAAAGCTCACATTGATTTGGATATTTGCCACAAAAAAACGCCTATGCACATAAGAATAAATACATGCATAAGCTCCAATAAAATCTCACTAATCATTATCGATCTTTATGGCTTGCAGCGATCGCCGCCTGTTTGATAAACCCAAGTCGGATCTAGTTTTACATCTACAGTCACTTGAGTTGGAGTCGGGTTGCTTAAGGTCAAAATTAAACCGCTGCGAATTTCAGTCTTTGGTTCTAACCCGATAAGACCTTCCATAAAAGTAGCGCCGCCTGTTCTTTCATAAATTGCTATAGCAGTTCCAGGCATTCCTTTTGGCGCATCCCAACCTTTGCCCGTGACATGCACATAAGAGAACCAAAGACCACGGACTGGATTAGAATTCGGAACCTCATAATAAAGCGCCTTCAGGGATTTATAATCACGATTCTCATCATTGATTGCTCGCAAGATATATTTACCGCCATCTACTGCATAGGCTTCTTCGGTTGGCGTGAACCACTTTAAAAGATCAATATGCGGTGCATTATATGATGGAGTCCCGGGAGAAATAGTCATTGGGTCAGTAAAGTCATGTTCATGCGATTGGTGCTTAATTTTAGTCTGAGTATCCCAAATACACGTGCTTGCATGGCCAAGCCCCATTTCATGGCCAAGTTCATGCCGGCCGCTAATACCATTACCGATAATGGGGACATGACTTGCAGCTCCTGGAACAAGACGAAGTTTTTTGTGTGTTTTATCTGTATGAGGAAAAGAATCTGCCAGCCCTGTTTTATAAGTCATGTGAATTCTGCCGCGGGAAACGCGATTAATCATCTCAGAATTATTCTTACCAATTCCAGGTAATGCGCTTTGAACATTCTCAGCGCCTTCCATCCATAATGTCATTTCTAAAGGTTTTTCAGGCAAAGGAGGCATTGGAACATATTTAATATCAGCGAAGGGTTGAACGATAGGATTAGCAAACAATGAGGAGGAAATTAAGCTAGCAAAAAAAAACTTCTTCATTTCTTTTTTCCTTTTTTCTTAGATTTTCCAGCCACATTTAATGCAATCGCCACAGCTTGCTTTTGCGGCTTACCTGCAGCCATTTCTGTTTTAATGTTGGCGCTAATGTCCTTCTTGCTCTTTCCCTTCTTCAGCGGCATTTTCTCGATCCTTTGCAAAAATATATTCGTTTTTATTCGCCCAAAATTGATCATATGGTTTTAAAATAAATCCTTCGCCAGCGACTTCTGGTAGATCATCCTCCACTGTCACCCTCACCTTTTGCAATTCCAAGTTCTTTAATCACAGCTTGAGTATAATTAAGCACACATCCAGTAACATATTCCTGTAACGTTAACCCAGGCGTATGCTGCTGCATATGCAAAACTACTTCTTTAATAGTGGCGAGATCTTTAAGATGCAGAGGTTTGGTCATTAAGCGTTGGCGCTGCTTTGTTTTCTTTGGCTTGTTCATTTCGCTTCCTTACAATCGCCACAAGTTCATCGACTGGAATCATGTTGAGAAGCTCTTCATTCTCTTTATCTTTAGAATTCGTAACTTCAACCTGATCTTTTACTTTACCCCAAAGGCGTTCAAGAAGTACTTGGCGGCCGTCGCGTTCACCATTAGCAGCTTGCTGAATGATCTTGCCAAAGATTCGCTCAAACATGGTTGCATCTTTGCGTCGCAAATCTGCTTCCATTTCATCCATGCTAAGTGAGCCATATTTCTGAAGCTGATCGATAAAATCTTTATAAGTTGTTTCTTTAAATTTACGAATTGCAGGATCTTCTTTGGGTCTTCCAGAAGGATTACCAGAAACACCTTTTTTAAATCTTGTTCTTTCGTTTCCCATAACCTGTTTAAAACCTGTAGGCAGGCGGTATTAGCGTTGCATACGCAACATCGATATTCGATTCTCTAACTCAACTATCTTTGCATCAATCTCTTTCACTCTATCACCAAGTGAAGTATTTGCCTTCGATGCAAGCTTCGTTACTTCGTCAAATTCAGCTACTTTTTTCTCAAGATCATCTTTAAGATCTTCAAGATGATTTGCAACAAAAGAGTTAACTAATTTATTAGAATCAAAAATATAAACAAGCATCATACCAAAAGCAACGAATGCTCCAAGTGATGCACCACAGCATAATAATAGAATATTAGTTGCCATAAGATCCTGCAATTAGCTTATCCATCCAACGATTGATTTCTTCAGTCGAATATAGCCAAACTTTGCCATATTGAATAGGCTTAGGTCCATAACCTTGCCTGCGCCAACGCATGATCGTCGATCTTGAAATACGCAAAAGCTTTGCAGCTTCATCCATGCTCAAATCGTACTTCGCTAATAAGGTTGGCGTATTTCCCACGGGTATTCCCATACAATTCGATACGTTCCATAGAAGATCACCATGTCGCAGTTTGAGGCAAATATCAAGTGCCTTTTGCCTGGCGACACGCATACTTAACATCAAAGCTTAATCCTATCCCAATAGCGCCGAATAGATTCTTAAATAAAGGGCACGGCCCTTGGGGGGAACAAAAGATGATTACCGATAAATATTACAACGATTTAACACCGGAGATGAAAGAAGCGATCGATTTCGTAGATCAAAATATCCTTGTGGAATATGGCCTTGTCAAAACCCATAACTATATGGAATCGAAAGAACATCCAGTAGAAAAAGCCGTAATCTTTAAAGAAGAAATACCTATGCATATCAAGCTTTTGATGATTCTGGATAAACAGGACAAAGAAACGCTTAAACTGATCCACACTTATCTTGAAATGGTACTTGATATTGAACCAAAAGGCCCACAAGGCTGAGGAGGAATTTCGCCATGCGTAGCATCTTACTTTTAGCTTTATTCGGGTTCTGGACAGGGAAATATGACACGTTGAAAACCAAAAGACCAAACCCAAACCCTTTTAGCCATATGCATCGATAGGAGGATTGTCATGATTGTGAATGTTTTAGCCGGGCTATTTTCAGCCCTAATCATTGGTGTGTGCTTTGTCGTATATCAAGTAATGCAATCTAAGAATGAGCATTTCAAATTCGAACTTACAGCCGAAGATGAAAAGCTCCTTAGATTCCATCCAAAGAATAGGCAAGAGGGTTTGAAGCTCGTGGAGGCCTTGCGACAAACTCCTCGTCACAAGCGCGATTAATACCGCACACTGTCACTTTAAGCCTCTTTGCCCAGTCCATCACAAATTGACGAATCGACATATCAAAGACTGCCGTCATCAAGCTAAGATCGCGCATGTTGCCTCTTGAGTTCACACCAATTACCCAGTGATGAGCCTCAGGCATATCAGGCTGAACCTCGAAAGCTGGGCCCCCGCTATCGCCACTGCAAAGCGCCGCGTCATCCATGGTGTAAAACCAATGCTCGCCTGTTGGCCCGCCATAAGGCAACGCATAAACTTTGGAATACCCAAGGCGTAACTTACCATCATTACCGCCAGTTCGATCAGGATTGATACAGCCATATCCCATCAACATGACGCGTTGATTCATCTCGGGCCAGCGCGCACTTAAAGAAGCTGGAGGAATATCCTTGATCGGCGCATCGGTTTTGCACATGGCGATATCATAGTCACCGCCGACATAGCCTTCATGCATCTCACAGGAGGCCATAATCTTCTTATCTGAAGGGACCAGAACCCTGATGACCTTAGAGTCGGATACGCAGTGTGCAGCGGTCACAATGGCGCTTTTACCCACCAATGTAGCAGTGCAGCGATCACCTACCTGATTTTGGACGTAAAACACTTCCGGAAAGTGATTATGGTTAGCAATGTTACTGTGAATGAGAACCGGACTAGCTGCCGCTGCTGGCAAGGTCAAAAGAATTAGGCTTGCGGCGAGGTCGAGAACTCTTCGGGACTGGAATCTCTGCATGATCATCCTCCACTAGGTTCGTACCGTAACGTTTATAGCCATGGACTAAGAGCCTACTTACATAGTCACTGGCACGCCGTGGATTATCAAGCATTAAAATTGGAATTCCTCTAGAGATCCAACTCATTACGGAGCCTACTGCTGCATTGGGATGCAAATGACTGCGCCATCCAGACGATAACTGCAATTCCTCCAGCATTTTCCAAGTCCCCTCAACGACTATCGCCCGACAAGGAATCTCTAAAAGCCGATCGATGCATTCTTCGAAGCGCCGACGCTGGCCACCAATACACCCCAGCAAATCCATAAAAGATTTACGCTCAATGGCGATTTTATCTTCTAAACCGCGGACTGAATAATCACCGGTTTTGAGAGTTCCGCGTTCATTGGGAATATTTAAAGCCAACGGCAGTTGCTCGCGCGTATCGACGATCGCCATGAATTCAGGAGGAAGTTTAAATACACCCATAGGCTTTCCGGGCTATTCTGCTGGGAAGGTAATTGGGTCCCACGTCCGTGATCAAAGGGGCGTGGGTGGCTCATCATAGCACGGGAGGGGAATTAATGGATAGGTTTCTATTTCGTCACGTTGATCGCAATGGGGATTCGATTGAGATGAACATTACAGCGGTCACCATAACCGAAGTTTTAGAGTTTTTTGAAAACTTCCTCAAAGGGTGTGGATATATTTTTGAAGGAGCGCTGCAAATCGTTGAGCACGAGGAATTAGTTCCAAGCATAGCTCAGCCAAATGATGATGAACCGCCTAAATTTATCTGATATGACACACAATGAAGCAGCAGCACGGAAAGCTGGGCGCAATGAGTACGAAGCTTGTCTTAATTGACGTAGTAGAAAGTGGGCCCTGGAGACGTGCAACGACCTCAATAGTAGGACGGTGAGGAGTGTCGAAAAGATTATCCCTTTAGACTAGCCCCAGTCGCGCGGGGCCTGCTTCATACCCACTAAAATGGGTATCAAGCCATCCGAAAAGACCTTTATCTACCCATTATAATGGTCAAACTACTTTTGATCTTCCTTATGATCATGGAAAGAGCCTTTTTCCGCACCTCTACTATTGAGAGCTTCTTCACTTATCCTTCTTTGAGCCTGCATCAACTCTTTTAAATAAAATGAGGTAGCATCAATTTCTTTTAAAATGTTGAGCATGCACAGCTCGCGATATCGCTGTTCGCTGATTTCAGTTTCCATTTTCTATCCTCCTTTTTACTGGTTATGGTTTTAATAGAAGCTTTGGTTACCACTTTTTTTGGTAACCGTTACAAAATCAAAAATGATTTTTCCCAATGAAATCAAAGACGTTACCAAGTTACCAAAGTTACCATGGTAACGAGAGGTTCCCTATATATGTATATCAGTTACCTATGTTCTTTATTCTCTTTTATATATTAACTTAAAATAATGGTAACTTTGGTAACTTGGTGAGTGTGTTGATATGATTGGATAATTTTCGTTACCAAAAGTTACCAAGTTACCATATTTGGCTAGATTTCTTCCGAATGCCGCTAATAGCTTTGAAATGTTTGCGGCTTAGCATATCCCAGCCCACCGCTCGCGGATCGCATCCGTATTTCTGGATCACATATCGCCGCATGCTTTTAGCGTCCACGCCATATGGTTTGTTTGGTTTCTCACTAATTAAACGGGTGAATTCCGTAATCGGAAGAGATTTATCGTTGGGCGCGACTTCAAAAAGTTCTTCAAAAATGGTTTCAAATGGGAGTTCGAAATTACCTACTGCATCATCAAAACCACTCGTGCTAAATTCGATTTCCCTTCCAGCTAATTCCGAATAGGCCTGCAAGATATCAGCAATAATAAAAGGAAATTCATTCTTCAATGCTTGAGCCAAAATGGTCGGGGACATCTTTTGCTTTAAATTGGCAACATGGCTTACAATCACGCGAGTAGAATCATCTCTATCAAATTCTGGTTCAGGATTTGAGCAGTGAATTATCTTGCAACAAATATGTGCATCAAATGCCGGTTGGCCTTTAGGATTGATCCGATGTATATCTCCGCCAGTCAGCTGTTTATATTTGTTACTACGAATCAACCCAGCATTGGATTCATCAACAAAAAGCGCTAGCTTTCCAATTAAATCAGCTTTCCAAAATGGATCATCAAATCGTGCCGGATCATAAATTGCAAACCCATTCGCGCCAAAAATCCCACTAAGCAACATTGATATCATTGTCGTTTTGCCACCATCAGGATGGCCATATAGGAAAAGACTTTTCTTTCGAGGAGAATCAACAAATAGCATTGACCCCAGGAATTGGCGAACTGCCAAACTTTCGCTATTTCTATCTAAAAAATCGGAGTAAATGGGGGCTTTTTCTCGAAAGGAACTGCTAGGAAAGAATTCGCTTATTGGCGCGGGGGATTTTATTCGATTAAATGCTATCTTTTCTTCATCTTCAAAACAAAAAATTGCGGGGGGTTGCTGCAGGAATTTGGAATGATTTACTTTTAAATATGCTTCGGCAATCTTCTCTACTTTTTCGACTTCAAGTTGATATTGACTAGCTTTTCCACTAAATCCGCCCATTCTACGCCAAAGTTCATTAAACAAAGCATTTACTGAAATAGGTTTGGCTAAACGATGTTCTACTGAAACTAATTCTCGAACGCCACGAATTGGATCACGATAAAAACAATAATAGCAATCATCGAAAGGCTTTTCATTATTAAGAATTGGGACAAAACCTCCCGACATCCAACTGATCAAATCTCTTTGTATTTGATATAATGGAATTTTATCGGCTGATTTTTTCTTACTTTTTCTTTCTGGTTGCAAGACTGGAAATACTGTACTACTTTCGCGCATTCAATTGCCTTTCTTTGGCAGGGAAAAGGGTTTCGCGCCTCTTTTCCTTTCTAAAAGGAATGTGATGTTGATTTTCTGCGCGGATGTGATAGTTTCCCAATCAGCGCAAGCATTTCCCAGCATCGCATTCTTTACTCCTAGTTCCTTTCGGTCACCAACACCGAAGGGAGCGTTTTCCGTTTTAAGATCCGCGGTCAATGATAATGCCTGGCAGCGCTCTTGATCGTGGATCTGACTTCTCTCTCTATAGCCTCAGTTCGCCCAATAGGCAAAGACGAATTTAAAATAATGTCTTCAATTTCCAAGGCGTTAAAGCCGCGACGAAATAATGCACAAGCAGTTTTGAAGCAATGTTGATTACGTTGACCACGTGGAACGTCGCCTTTTAACCATCTCTCCACATATGGTGGTATTGAGCGATAGCCTCCACTATTTGTATCAATCTTTAGTAAATTTTTCTTAACTCTTATTTCTTCCTGCGAAGGAGTGAATGGCCAGCTTCTACCTTTCGAGTTCAAAGACACAATGTTTTTTATCGGCATGAAATGCTGGGAAGGAATTGCAGCCTGCTCATCGGCACCGCACACCCTCGCAGCTTCAAGAGACACGCGTTTAAAATCGGAAGCGGTATAACATCGGCGTTCAAGGGAGACAAAGATACGATAACGGGCCGAGACTAATTCCCCCTTCAGCAGGTTATGGCTCTTGGTTGTTCCAATAAAATGGATGAAATCCGCAAACTTCTCTTTGGCTTTCTCAAGAGGCAAAATCCTATCATCATCGACATCGATTACGATCATATCGGCAAAGTTAAAATTCTCCTGATTTCGATTTCCATAACTCCATATACATGGTGAGCTAAGATACTTTTGGCAATCTAACGCCATTTGGTGGATTGATTCATATGGCCTTGTATTCCAGCCTTTCGAATACCGCGCATGATTCCCAAGATCTTGAGTATTTGGGTGTATACTTAAAAAATACATTGCACCGCCTTTCATTCTAATATATTGCATAGTTTTGCGCGGAGGAAAACATGGAAAAGCAGATTATTATTACCACGCGGGTGACGAATAAAACGCATCGAGGAATTTCTAAAGCAAGTAAAGAGATGGGTCTAACGAAATCGGATGTAGTACGCTTGGCGATAACATATTACCTAACAGCGAGAGAAGGAAAACATGACGGAAGAATTTGGCCAAGTCCTGAAGGACTTATTTCGGATAAAAAAGCTAACTGATCTCTCGTTACAACGGATTGATGAGATTTTGATTCACTCCAGCGAATTCGATCTTCGCTTGATCCAAGAGCCAAATACTCTCGATTTATTAAAGTCCTTTTCCAAGAATGTTGAGCTGATTGATACTTTGATGACCTATATTCATGCTGTGGAAGAAATTGTGCGCGATAAGGAATCGGCATGATTGATTGGATTGTGCAACTGACGTTAGATCCAGCATTCCGCAGGAAATTTGAGATTATCATCTTTATAGCGGTTATTTATTTTGTCATAGGAATATTTAAAAAGGAGCAATGTAGTTGATTTCATTTTTTGAAGCAGCAAATACCCTTGAATATTTATGCGAGCAGATAGATAGCGGAATCGAAATTGATCATTCGCTGCGCGAAGCTTTTGCAGAACATCAAGATAACCTTGAGAAGCAAGTCGATCGCAGAATCAGCTATATCAAATATTGCCAAGCGCAAATTAATACCGCCAACGAGATGAAGTCAAAATGGAATGAGCGTATGGTTCATTTCCAGCGGATATTGGAGAAGATTAAAGAAGATACGCATATGTGTCTTAAAGCTCATCCGCATCTACCTTATCGCGGAACCTTAGGAAGATTTAAGATTTATAAAAATGCAAGCCCGCTCTTGAAGATCGATGATCACAAAATCGATGCGATCAAAGAATATTATTATGAAAAGACCGAACAGATTTTGGATAGGCAAAGGCTTGTTGAAGATCTGAAGCAAGGCAAAGAAGTCGCTGGCGCGACTTTGGAATACGGCGATCATTTAAGGATTTTAATTCAATGATTAGTGACATTTTATATTTAGGTTCTTCCCTATTCTTATTTTTGTCGGTGTATTTCACCATGAAGCGAATAAAATCTTTAGAAGAGGATTTTTTAAAACATCAATTTCAAGTCGATTCTTTTGCAAATATAATTGGTCAAGATATGGCTCAACGGATTAAAGATTTGGATGAATTTAAAACAAATGTCGGCCAAAATCTTGGCGCCATGATGAAGCTTCACAATGAATCACGCCAGCGTTTTTCTAATAAAATAGAGTTGCTCGAATCTGAAATAAGAGCCATACATAATCTTATCGGTACAGCTCCTGGGCAGCCATTATCGCCGGAAGAGGTGCGGAAGTTGTTTCAAAAAGCAATCAACGATGAGGATAATGTTGAAAATCTGGAACCACGAAAACGAGTACGATCTCGTGTCCCCAAGCGGCAAAAACTTTTACCGAATCAAGATAACTCCTCCGAATCCTGAATGCGAAAAAGAACATCGTGAAACATTTTCACATAAAATGGAATACGCGATATATTTCCCCGATTGCAAAATCGAAATCATAAGAGTCCCACAAAAAGAGAGTAAGGAAGATGTTCAAGAAGCAGATCGCATCTAAAGAGCAAGTAAAGCTAATGATAGGGCTGTGTGGCCCTTCCGGATCGGGTAAAACCTATTCCGCTCTACAATTAGCATATGGAATAACTGATGATTGGTCCAAAATTGCGCTAGCAGATACTGAGAATAGATCTGCTTTATATTATGCAGGCGAAACAACGGGTAATTGGCAGCATATTGGTTTTGATCCAGCAATAAAAGGCGGCTATCATCCTAATAATTGGGTAAGCCTTATTAACTTTGCTGAATCAGACCCTAATATCGAAGTCCTTATTCTTGATAGCATTTCCCATGAATGGGTTGGCTCTGGAGGCTGTCTTCAACTTGTAGAAGCTTATTCCCGGGCTCAAAAAGGGAATACTTTTACACCATGGAAAATTGTCACGCCATTACATGATGCATTTTTTGATAAGATGAGAACAAGTAGACTTCATATTATTGCTACCATGAGAGCAAATTCCGAATATTCGCTTGAAAAAAATGAACATGGAAAAACGACTCCTCGCAAGGTTGGTTTAAAACCAGTGCAAAGAGAAGGCGTTGATTATGAATTTGGCGTTATGTTTGATATTGATATATCGCATTATGCAAGCGCGTCAAAAGATCGAACCAATATTTTTTCGAATCAGGCGCCTTTCTTGATCAATCCAGCTGTGGGGGAATCATTACGAACCTGGGCAAGAGATGCTCCGGCGCCCGAAAAGAATTCCTCTCCAGCAGTAATCGAAATGCCAAAACCGACCTTACGCGAATTATTTGCCAAAGAGGGCATAACGGAGGCCGATTTAATTGAATTTATCGGCAAGCCTTTTGAAGAAAGAACGACGCAAGATTTGGAAGAGCTTAAGAAAGCCTATCATGAGATTTCCGCTGGCAATATGAGCCGCGAAGATTTCTTAGAACATGCAAAACTTAGAAAGGTAGAATCTAATGAATGATCAAAAACCAGTGAGAATTCAGCTTGGCGGCCTTTGGCGTAATAAAACCGAAAAGGGAAATGAATATCTTTCGGGTCCTTTTGGTAATGCTTATCTACAGATTTGGCCAAATAAAAAGCGCGATGGCCATGATAAAGATCCAGATTTTACCATGTGCCTTGTTCCAAAAATCAAAAAAGAAAAAGAAGCTTTCAGCTTAGATATTCAAGTAAATCGCGAAGATTCTCAAGATCCAGGCCCAGCGGTAACCGAGCCGCAGGCTGTTAATTTTGCGGAGATTCCATTTTGAAACCAAGCGAACACGATAAGTTTAGAAGAAAGATCGGCGTTTTTATCAAAAAGCAAAGATTAGCTAGAGATCTTCTTCAAAATGAATTGGCGGATTCGGTTGGAGCTGCGACTTCTACGATTAGTGCAATCGAGCGCGGAGTTTCCTCGCCGAGCTTTTTTATCGTAATGAAATTATCGCGAGAATTAGGTTTTGACCTTGAATATCTTGCGGAACAAATGAGTTAGAGGAACAAAAGCTGCATAGGAGAGGTTAAAAACCTATGCAGCTCCCGAGTTCCACACGATTAAGGAAGCCAACCGTTCATAATACCTTAATCAAATAGTTTTCTTAATGCCAAGAGCTAAATGAAAGGCGATAAAATGGATGTATCTGCAATGATTCTATGCTGCATCGCGGCAATTTGTTTTGTAGGATGGTTATCAGCTGCTTATCTCATCGGAAAAGAAAGATTTTAAGATGACCATTCTGAGAAAAGCCTGGGAACTATTGAAAGACTATGCCAGCATCCTAAGAATGCCTTTTAGCTTTGAACCAATAATTCAGTAGATCGGGCTTTATTATTATGAATCCAGAGGATCGAATTAAGCGCATCAATGAAGATGGGTATTTTACAAAAAATCAAATTCATGCCATGGCTAGTCAAGGTTGGGATATCACTTATCGAATAATTGGGCCCGATATATGCGAAATTGTATTGAAAGAAAAGCAGGAAAATAATTCCCCTGGGTGGCGAATACAAATACCTAAGAATCCTTAATAGATCCAGATTTTTTTAATCCCACCAAGATCAGTATGCAGGTAAGTTTTACCTATACCAATCCCGTCAAATATTCTAAGCGCTGCAGATAGCATTAGCTGTTTGTGAGCAGCATCGTCTTCAGTCCATCGCCAATCAGCGGCAAGACCGCCTAAATGGCAACTTGTAGGCGAGCTATCTCGCAGCGTAGCGTTGTGTTTGGCGCATCTAAAACCCGAATTTACAACTAAAGGATGATCAACCGCCGTACGAAAATCCTCAGCTGCCTTCATAAAATAAGGCGCCATATCGCATTTACCGCAACAAGGGCATGCCATTTCTTCAACTGTGAAATGAGGCGTTAGATTAGTCATTAACAACCCTTTTTACCACCTTTACCGCCGCCTTTTTTCTTCTTCATTGGTCTGTCTTTCATAATCACCCTTTCAAATCGTTAATTGTTTTCATCCAAAGAGCTTTTAAGTCGTCCGAGCTGATATTTTTTAATTCTTCAAAAGCTTTGCCGAAATCCTTGATGGCCGGGTTAGCTAAAGAAAAAGCTGTGAAAAACTTTGGGAAATCAAAATAATCTAGTTTTTCATCAGCAAGTGCACCTTGCACACCTTTGGCTAAAGCGACTAAAAATTCTTCCCATTCATTCAAAGCTGGCGTCGACATAATTAACTCCTATTAGGTAAGAGCAGTTATTACACGATAGGTCAAACGAACTTTAAGAATGTTAGCCGCGTTCCCTGCGCCGAATGCACCCACGGCATTAGTAATAGTAACAGACTTCGCAATAGCACCGGCTGTATCAAATCCTTTGGATGTACCGGTTGAAGCATCCAAATCATAAATAGTAGGACGGCCTACATATTGAGCGCTAGATGCTGCTGTAACCAAAGATGAGTCGAAATCGATAATAGCTGTCGCACCGCTATCATATTGAATGATCAAGTCACCGCCGCCAGTATATGCAGCAGTCGAATAGGTATGCAAAATTTCAACAGATTGAATGTAATAGTAGGTTCCAGCAGCAGCGGCAGCGAGAAGCTGAACTGGCGTTCCATTCATGCCGGTGATGTTTGCTTGGGTCAAACTTACCGTTGTAGTTGCAAATACATCCGAAGCTACCTTAGCAGCGGTAACTGCATTGGCCGCAATTTTTGCCGTGCTAACTGCAAGGTTGGCAATTGTCAAAGTTCCATCATTTGCCAATGTCGCGTCGCCGCTCAAAGCTGTATCAGTCGCAACGTTTCCTGCAGAACCAATGAAAAGATGACCGCTGGTAAGAGCAACTGTGGCCAGCGTTTCGGGAGTACGGCTGATTTCAACCCAATATTGGCCGTTCCAACGAAGACTAATTGCCTGCCATTGCGTCGGTGTCCAATCTGCAGTTAGTTTAACATTGCCTGTATTAACCAATTGGCAAGTATTCGAGCTTCCAGATTCGAAAATAATAGTAAGAAGATTATTCCCACCTGGATCCATGGTTGCATTTAAACCGCTTTCGAGAGTGAATGTGCGGCTTGTTGCAGTTGTATTATCGGATTGTAAATGAATAAGGCTGACGCCTTGAGTCATAATGAATTGATTGTCAGCAGTAAGCATTACAGTGATATCTACTGCGCCAAGAGGGGAACCAGTAACAAGGTTTGCACTACGGAAGTTCTGCATTGTCATTGATTTTTTCCTTTAAAAGTAGGCTTTTTGCCTAGTTCCTATCAAGATGTTGTTCTTTGACGTTTAAGTAAACTGTTAAGTTGCCGGTTCCGCTGGAATAAGACCAATTAGCGCGAACATAACGAGCGTTGGCGACCGTTTCCCCTTGGAAGGCGGTTGCGCTGCCAGTGACTGAAGTAGATTTTCCCGAGATATCTAGCCAATTGGTACTATCATTCGATTGCTGAAGTTTAAAAGTTCCAGCCACGTCTGATCCAGTAAAAACAGCTTGGAAACTGTAATTGGTGCAGTCTCCTAGATCAAAACTACAGGTAGTGCTAGTTGCAGCAGTAGTAGCGGGATAGATTTTCGTCCAAATCATTCGCCATTATCCTTTTTGAGAAGATCTGGATTAGATTTATCCAGAAGTTGCAATGTTAATATAGCCGAAGGATCAGCTTTTTGGGCGGCGTTAATAATCGGCTGTAAAAGTTCCCGAGTCGCTTGCACGCCTTGGGTTTTTGCTAGCTGATTGAATTTGATCGCCGCATCCACCGCACTTTGGGTCATTCGATTTCCATATTTATCCACAGTTCCGCCAAGAATCGGACCAAGAAGCTTACCGCCAGGAATTTGCCCCAAAGTGTTGCTATAAAAGTTAACGTTTCGGCTGCCATTCATCGTGCTTTTATCAAGAGTTTCTTTAGCCAATGAGTTACGCATTTGGTCTAAGAAATCGGTGCCCATTCTTTGATCGAAATTCTGCACGACTTCACGTGGAATTTGCGCACCGCCATATTTATCTGTTTCCATTTTTCGGAAAAGATTTGCCATGGCTGCTGGAGATTTATCAATATCTGCAACTTGACCCAAAAGTCCGGTATCTTTCGCGACTTTTTGCATCTCCTGTGCATATTCTGGGCTTTTATTTTTCAAAAGCTCATTCAGCTTAGCGGCAGCATCTTTAGTAATTCCCTGATCCACAGAAGTGAACTGGCCAGGTTGTTGATCATATTGAGTTGCACGCTGAAGAGATTGCACTAAGTCCTTAAGACGATTTCCCGTATAAGATTTTTGCTGCAGCGAGTTTAAAAGATCTTCATTCGCATTACCGCTTGATGGAATTTGAGGATTAAACTTATCTTGTAATCCTTTGAGCATATCATAAGAAGCTTTGCGCCCAGAATCATCCCAAACGCCCTCGGATCTTTGCTCTAATCCTTGAGTTATAGGATTTAATGCCTCTCTTATTTCAGATCCGCGCACTGGAACATCATTAAGATATTGGCGTGCACCTTGACTGCCTTGTGTCACCTGATTCTTTAGATCACCAATCGCATCTTCAAATTTCTTAGCAAGCTCATAACGTGGTAAAGCATTCTTTACAGCTTCAGGATTATCAATATAGGCCTGAGTCACTTCTTCGGGAGTATTAAAAGCAACACGCGCAAGATTCTTTGCAGCATTAATTGGATGAAATCCTTTTAAAGCTTCTAGCGCACCGTGAGTGATACCGCCAGTTGCTGCACCAATTCCTGCACCCACCGCAGTATCTTCTGCAGCACCCGACAAATCACCTTCAGTAAGATCCGCCTGAGATTGCCCTAATCCAGCTAATGCTCCTAATTTAGCCCCAGCTTTGGCGGCTTGGCCAAATGTTTGAACACCCTTTGCGCCGGTTAAAGCGTTCATCCCGGGGATAAAGGCCGAACCTATTGCTCCTCCAGCATTTCCTAATGCATATGAGGTTGGATTGGTCTCTTTCGCCTTTTCATCTTTAACTCTCTGCTCATCTCTGATTCGGCGATATTCCTCTAAAAGGCTAGCTTGGGGATTAACATATTTTGAACCTAAAGCTCCAAGTGCTCCCAAAGCTTCATCAGCAAATCCAAGTGTACCGCCTTGTGCGGCTCCTCTTGCGGCTGATTCAAGCTCGGTTGGAGGAATTTCCTTGATTTGATTATCCCCAGTTGGCGCAGTTGCTGCTTGAGCATATTTCATCCAAGGCCCGCTTTCGGACGATGAATCTTGCTGAGAGGAATATTTTAGCCAAGGTTGTCCCATCACTGCCCCCCAATCGGTACCCAGTTTTCTTGCTTACTAGGATCGCCGCCTTTAAATTGATGCCCATCTTCAATATCGCCAACTTTAGGCATTTTCGGGGATGCGCCTAGAGCAGTTCCGCTTGGAGTTGCTTTACCAGTTTCATTGATATTTGAATAAAGATCATTAATTGATCCTTCATTTGTTCCGCGATAGCCAGTTAAGCTATTGTTATTATCTTCCCAATATTTTGCAGCGGCAATTTTAGAATTAGCCATTTTTTGCAATTGCTCAGCAAGAGTTCTAATTTTCTGCTCATTAATTTCAGGAGGTGCTTTTGGATCATAAGCGCGAGCAAGAACTCTTTCACCTTCTTTCTCGGTAAATTGAGCTCCTAGAATTGATTTCAAGCTTCTTTGAACTACATCACCAACTTGTTGTTGAACTTTAACAGCTTCAGGATTTGTGTATGATCTAACTGCATCAGGAAGCATCCCACGGAAAGGACCTGTCAAAGTTTTATTTTGAGATAATTCATCAGCAACTTCGTTAAGTTGTTTAATCCCTTTTTGAGCTTCAGCATATCCACCACCTACTACAAAATCATCATAAGTCTTTGCAAAAGCGCGATCAGTTGCAGCTTGACCGGCATTAGGTTTTGGAGTTTGATTTTCTTGCTTAGTATTTGCAAGCGCAAGAGCCTGATTTCCTTTCAATCCCAAAAGTTCTTTTTGCTGTTGGAATTGGCGATTTTGCTGCTGCAATGCAAAATCTTGAGAATCCTTTTTCTCTTGAGCCGATTGAGCCAAAGCTTCTTTCTTAGTCGCTTGTTGATCACGAATTTGCGCAAGCTTACCCAAAATATTTTGAGTCTTTTCAGCTAATTCTTGATCTTTGCTTGCTTGCAATTGGCGATTCTTATCCAAAAGATTCGCATAATTTTGAATCTCAGGAGTTTGAGCAGATCTACCCCGCAAAGTACCCATTTGATTTGCAGCAGAATTCAATGCCGCAACAAGCTGGTTGTCAGAAGATTGCTGCGAATCATATTGCCCTTGCGGAGGATTACGCAATTGATCCATGAGCATCTTTTGATAGTTATCGGTATCATCCGAATTCATATTTTCAATAGGATTGCTCAAATATGCTACCATTTATGCCCTCATGAAATCGCTTGGTTATATCCATAATTTGATTGGCTAGGGTTGTATCCATATTTTGAATACATCGTGTCCTGGAAGTTCTGCGCATTTTTCTGCAATTGAGCATTATTTTGCTGATTTGCATAATTCATACCCAAAGCAGATAAGCCACTTGTAAATCCGCCAATAGCCGCATTGCGATCAGATGCATTTTGCAAAATATTATTTGCCTGACCTTGATACATTCCAGAAAGACCAGCGGCTTTATTCATCGCATTGTTGTATTGCTGAGTTTTCAAAGCATTCTGACTATCTTTTTGCTGCTGTTGCCATTGTGCCAAGCTTTGCGCTAATTGGTTTTGATATTGCTGCGAATTAACCGCATTTTGGTATTGCAGCTGTTGATTTTGATTTTGCATCTGAGCATTTTGCATAGACGCATTGTAACCAAATTGCGCCAATTGATCTGCTCTTTGACGATCAGCTAAGGTAGCATTGTTAGCATTATTCACATTTTGGTTAGCGAGATCTTGAGCTGTGGCAGTATTCTTGGCCTGCGCATCAGTTAGAGCCTGCGCCCGTTGCTGTTCATAGTTCTGTTGAGCAGCGGTCATCCTTTGATTGAAGGCATTGATGATTGCCGCATTCTGACCCTGCATTGCTTCATCTTGACCAAAGATCTGGCCACCCAATTGTCCGCTTTGAGCAAGTGCTTGCATCTGATTGCGATAAGCATCTGTCGCAGCTTGCTGATTAGCCATCGCAGCTTGATTCATCGATTGGGCATTGCCCGACATGTTTGCGGCAAGCTCCAACCCCGAACCAGAAATTCCCCTTCTAGCAAAACTATCCATTAAAGATTGCTGACGACTCTGCGCTTGATTTTGCGCCTGCATCGCAGCTTGTTGGACTTTTTGCTGATATTCAGGGTCAAATCCGCCTTGACCTATTTGGGTAAGTTTTTGCAGCGCTGCCATTTGAGCGGATCTACCCGTCTTCATAGCATCGCTATTTTGGATAAGTGTCGGCGCCGCTTCTTTGATAAGAGGAGCAATAGTCGGCACATATTGCGCAACTTGCTGCAACTTCTCTGGAGTATATTTGCTCATATCAAATTTAGGAGACTGCACCATGTTGATGAAATTTGGTGATGCAATTGCCTCTTGATGATATTGCGGAGGCGCCGTAATGCTTAAATCATAATCAGGCGGCTTAATTTGGTTATAAAGATCCTGAATCTTTTGCAATTGAGCCTGAGATGCGCCGCGTGCTTTTTCTGCACTGTAATATTGCACCAAACCAGAAATTGCTTGGCCTGCAACAAGGGCGCCTGTCATCGTTAAAGGATCCATTTTTAATCCTTAAAAGTATCGTTTCGAAATATCTTTCCAACCTTGGCCAATATCAGATTCTGCATTATTAATGCCGGTTGTAATCTTATTTAATGTGCCGCCATTATTTACCCCAACGTCTGTTCCAGGACCGACTGTAGGAACGCCAGTTCTGTTTATACCAACCCGTCCGGTTTGAATCGGACCAGGACCCGGTTTTGGTGGAGCGGATGGGATATTGCCAGCTAAGAAATCTTTAAATGCTGCTTGAACCGCGTTTGCATCATAACCAGGAGTTGGCATACCGCTAGCATATTGACCAACTTGATACGGATTGTAATTTCCAGCTCCTTTGAGATCGAGCATTAACGAATTAAGTTTATCAGCTTGGTCTTTATTCAAGACATCATTAATGGTTAATGCCCCGCCAGGATTCAAAGGATTTTGCTGTGCATATTGCGTTTCAAAATTGCTGATAGTATTGACCAGCGCATCAGGATTGGTTTTGTAATAATTATCAATATTCGCATTACCGCTGTTAAGGTAGTCAGTGATTATCTTAGCAACTGGAGCTTGGCCAGATTGAGCTGAAATAGCTTTTTGACGACTTGCCAAGTCTTGATTTGCAAATGATTGAGCTTGATCAAGAATGCTTTGAATATCTTTTTGATCCTGAACATCTTGGGTCTGTCTTGCTTGAGATGCAGGTGTGAAAAGAGCATTATAAAGACCGTTTTGGTCAATATTGTAAAGAGGACCAAAATCACCTGAAGCGGTAGCAGCTTGACCGCCATTACCCATAAGTTGATTGATCATATTATAGCGAGCAGCATCATCCGCTGAGAAGAATTGATCCGCCGACGCCGGACCATGGGCGGTAAAAAACTGCGTGGGATCTACATTCACATTCGCAAGCTGAGAAGAAGCTCTTCCTGTCCCATAAATTTGGTCGAGTTGAGCCTGAACTTTTGCCATCGCATCTTGTTTAGCTTTTGCGGTAATACCGGCTACATCTTGATTTTTAATCAGCTGGTTTTGAGCATCTGCTTCAGCTTGGTTTTGATTAGCAATTGCTTGCTGCTGTTGAGTTAAATAATTCTTTGCCTGCTGCTGAGCGCTAGTAAGGTTATTTTGCGCCATCATATTTGCGGCAGATTCGGCATTGGTTTTTGTCGTATCAGCAAGCCCTTGAAGGTCACCCGCTTGCTTTTTAAGACCTGAAACCTGGTTTTGAAAAGCAGGATCCATTTGCAAAAGCATTGCATCGAATGCAGCCATATTTTTGTTATAGGTAGGTCCCTGACCTTTTGATACAAGTTGCTGGATTCCAGCATTATTGGCTAAAAGAGGAGCATCTTTAACAGAAATATCGCCATAATCGAAAGAATCGACTGGATTATATGTAGAGCGGCTTAAAAGGTCCGAAGTTTTCGCAGCAGAAGCTGAATCGCCGGTGATTGCTTTATCTAAAGTCGAATTATCGACTGCATAATTTTGTTTTTGCTGTTGCTGAGCAGCATAATCGGCGGCCTTTTGTTGAAGGCCAGATTTAGCTGAATCAATCTCACCTTGCACAGCTTCTAATGCTGCTGGTTTTTGCGTTTTTCCGACGTTTGCCGATATCGCTCTTTGAGTATTTTGCCGATCTTGCTGAGTAGAGGAAGCAGAAACCTTAGGAGGTTGAGAACCAGCCATGGCGGTAGGTGATGCATTGCCAATATCTCCCGAGGTATCGGTTTTGACGTTAGCATTCGCGCTTGTTACATCTTGATTTTGGCTACCTGTCGTACCAGACTGACTAAAAATATTCTGATTCTGCTGGGAGCCATTTCCCATCATGTCATCGATTTGGCTATATGCGTAGGCCATTTATCCATGTCTCCTCAGAAGATCTTGTGCAGGTTCAGCTACATCGCCTTGCACTTGTCCGTTGCCAGATTGAGCGGCATTTGGTTGATTAGCCCCTGCAATACTAGCTAAACCGCTTCCATTTCCAGGCCCAGCAGTTCCAGACGGACCTGAAGGTGGCGGCGGCGTTTGCGGCATTTGGCCTGTTTGCGCCATGAACAGCAAATCTGGAGCAACCTGTTTTGATTGCGTGTAGTGCTCCATGATGTGATCAAGAAACACCTGCAGATTTTTCCCGCCCATTCTAACAGAAACCTCAGAAATCTCTGCAACATGGCACTGAATATGCTTGGCGTGATCGTCTGTCGCAAGAACTGGAACAGCGATACCATTATTCATCGATTCATTTTCAATCTCGATAAGATCTTTCTTAGTAGTTTCGCCGCGAGTGATATTTTGTAATGGTTGGCCTTCCAAGATAGCGCAGTAATCAGCCCAAAGTTCACGAGGCATTCCCATAAGCTTCTCAGCAATTTCAATCCTACCCGAAATAAGCGTCATAAGCGGGTTCGTATTTGCTATTTTGACGCCTGATAGGTTCTTAATGCTCGATTTATTGAACTGTTTTGGCATCATTTGATTGTTCTTGCCTTGGACTTGCACTACTTGATCTAAATCAGCAAAACGTTGGAAAGCATTGATTGCATGGCCCATGGTTTTTTCCATGCAATAATAGTAAGCCAAGTTAAACGGCTGAAGAACATCAATACTAGAAGCGGCTAAGGTTGCAAGTGCGGTACCCGAAGTAATTCCAGCAGGAGGGTTACCTACCAAAGAACCTGCAACCATCGAAAGATCTCTAATCTTGCCCGAAAGAAGCTCGATAAACTTAAATGTCTCGGGCGCAGTTGCCGAAAGGTTTAATGGCTCAGGTTTTCCACCGCCAGGAACGTTTTGCGGTGTATATGACACAAAACGCATCCCATTGATCTCATCTGAATTGATGTTTGCGCCACGTGGGATTAAGACGTTTTGTACAGCAAACGCAGACGAGTTACTTGCAACCGCTGAGATGGTATTGTCTAACATCTCCTGGGTTGCCATGAGATCTGTCATCTTGGGATAAGCCATCCCTGTAGCCAAGATATTCTCAGGACTCATCTCTTCAATTGGGATGCAGCCATATTTATTTTTGTCATCGTAGTAAATCGTTTTGCTATCAGAAAAGATTAAAATCCTGCCGTCTGGAAGAGCAGGGCTTGGGCGATGATAAAACTCCCACACATCAACCGAGTCATAATTGAATTTACGATTGCCAAGAAAGAAGTTGTAATTCGTCCGTTCGCATGTGGCTGGTAATGCTAAAATGTAATCGCGTAGATCAGGATGTTCAGCAATTAAATCCCAGCGGCTGCGTGTAACGCGAACCATATGCCAAAGGCGTTGGTCATAATTTTCATATTCCACGTCATAGAAAGAATCGAAAACAGAAACCGGCATAACTTCAACGCCGCCAGTCGTAATCGGTCTCCCATTCTCATCTTTATAACCGGTAGGTAATCCTCGTTCTGTTGACCAAATTGTCTTCAAAAACCATTTGCCGGTAACGATCGAGCCTTCAAGGCTCCGCGGGCCTTTAAGATCTAATCTTTCTAATTGAACGATCTGATCAGTGAGGGCATTACCCAATTTAATTTCTTCGATAACTTCTGAACCGCCGACCATACCTGTGCAACTGAATGCAAGACGGAGCTTGGTTACAATTGCCACCAGCTGACGAATAGCAACACGCATGTCTGGGGTATACATGCGCAAAAGTTCACCTTGGACACCTTCAGGAATCAATGATGTATCGATCTGCGATGGATGAACGCAAGGAAGATAATAGGCTAAATAGTTGCGCAGCCATGTGCTTTGAAGAGTGCAACCCGAATAATAATCGCCCCATTGGTATTGATAATCGATGAGAAAGTTAGCACATTTATCAGCGTTATCTGCTGCCCAATAGGTATTATAGTTAGAAGATCCAGAAATGATCATCGGGTTACTCTTTCGTTATATGGTCTTA